GAACAGCGACGACCAGCCCGAACTGGTGGCGATCGGTCATGATCAGCCGAGACTGGCAACGATTAGCCCGGATCAGCTGGGATCGCATGTGGAGTCTGTGGTGGAGTGGGCTCGCAAGTTCATGCAGATTGAGTTGATGGATTGGCAGATCAATGCTTTGCGCGATCAGTTGGCTTTTGGTGATGATGCCGGCGTTGAGCTTGTGACTCGCACTTCTCTTGTGAGTTGCGCGCGCCAACAGGGAAAGTCCGTTGCCCTTCGAGCTCTGTCTGGCTGGTGGCTCACCGAGATGCCAAAGATCCGTGGAGAAAAGCAGACAGTGCTCTTGATGGCACACCGACTCGATTCCGCTGCACAGATCTATGAGGAAATTGCAGACATCCTCGAGCAGTACTTTGATGCAAAGCTCACGCGCTCATACGGTCGTCTAGCTGCAAAACTTCCAGACGGATCCAAGCTTCTAGTCCGATCAGCCAAACCCAATGCAGCGCACGGTCTATCTGTAGATCTGGCGCTGGTGGACGAAGTCTGGGGAATTGACGAAGAAGTGATTGACGGTGGCATCACGCCAACCATGCGCGCACGACGCTTCCCTCTTCTCAGCATGTGGTCCACTGCCGGCACAGAAGAATCGAAGGTCATGATGCGCTACCGAGAAATGGGTCTCCGTCTAATTGACACACATCAGCCAACGAACTTCCACTTCCGTGAATGGTCTCCACCACCAGATCTTGATCCGATGGATCCTGTCGCGTGGGCATATGCGAACCCTGCGCTCGGCAAAACGCTCGAAATGTCCACCATTGAGTCAGAAGCACAGCTCCCCGACCGCGCATCTTTCCTACGCTCAAGCGTGAACCTTTGGATCGCAACCGATCGGTCATGGCTCCCTCAAGGTCTTTGGTCGCAGCTTGTCACTTCTGAGCCACTTCCAGCTGGGGGAGTGGTTGCCGTTGAGGTGGATTTCAATGACTCGCATTACTACGCCACGAGATCAGTGCTCTTGCCGGACGGTCGGATTGGGGTCACGGTCGCGTTCACTTGTGACACACAGACACAGCTCTGGGATCACATTGCCAACCTTGCCAAAGATCCAAGCATCCAGTTCGCGCTCACTCCAACGATTGATCTCCAATGCCCACCATCGATTGAGCGTCGGCGTGTCGTGGTCGGTTATGCAGAGATCTTGAAATGGACTCCAGCGGTCCAAGGATTGATCCGTGAACGACAGATCGTGCACACAGGAGAGATGGCATTAGCAGAGCATGTCGTTCGCGCTGTCAGTGTTCGGACACAAGGCTCCATCGCTGTGAGCTCTCAGCGTTCGCCCGGACCCATCGAGCTTTGCAGAACGATGATCTTCTCGAGCGCGATCGTTGCCGGCAACAAACACAGCCGAGGGAAGCCACAGCTCGTCGTCGTTGCCAACTAAGATACGCGCGGAGTCGCGTGTCAAACCTTTCGTCGGAGAAGGTTCCCCCGATGCGCGACTCCACCAAAAGCCGACCCATCTATGGAAGAGTAAAGACATGGCATTATTCGAGCGCAAAGTATCTAAAGCTGCAATCTCTGAGCCAGTAGGCAAAGCAGCTGCAGCAGGTGGTGGATACACCGGTCAATCAATGATCGGCGCTTACTACACCTACCAAGAAGGCGAAGCGCGTAATCGCGCAATGAGTGTCCCAGCAATTTCACGCGCACGCGATCTCATGGCATCAGTGATCTCTTGCATGCCTTTGATCATGTACAAAGAAACATGGAACGAACAAACACAAGAAATGGACACCACTCGACTCGCTCCGCGTAGCTGGCTCCGTCGCATGTCGCCATCCATCCCGAACTCCACACTCCTCAGCTGGTTATTTGACGATATTTTTTTCTACGGCGTTGGCTACCTCGCCATCACAGCGAGGACTCAAGATGGCTATCCCTCGGAGTTCGAGCGTCTCCCAGCCGGTTCCATCACCCGTCGCGATCAGTCAGGTCCCGTCTTCTTCGCACCATCTAAAGAGCTCTACTTCCTCGGACAAGAACTCGACTATCGCAATGTTGTGCAATTCATCTCAGGCATCCAAGGCATCATCTATCAATCGCCCGGAGTAGTGAACACAGCACTCAAGCTGGAGTCCAGCCGATATCGCAATGCGGAGTCGCTGATCCCATCGGGAGTTCTCAAGCAGACTGGCGGAGAGCCCCTCAGTCCAAGTGAGCTCAGTTCTATCGGCGCGCAGTTTGAGTCAGCCAGAAAACTCAATCAGATCGCTGTTCTCAATGAGTTCTTATCCTTTGAGCCATCACAAGCAACACCAGACAAGATGCTCCTCATTGACGCTGCAAACTATCAAGCACTTGAATGTGCGCGACTGACGAATGTTCCGCCATACCTTGTCGGCGTGAGCACAGGCTCCTACTCGTATCAATCATCACAGCAAGCACGCGCGGACCTTTACATATTCGGCGTGAAGGCTTACGCAGAATGCATCGCCAACACACTCTCGATGGATAATGTATTGCCAAGAGGGACGATGGTGAAGTTCGACGCATCTGAATATCTTGAAGAGAATTATCTTGCCGACACGATGGACAGAGAAGACATGCCGGAAGAAAACACACAAGAGGAAATCGCATCATGATCCAATTCACAGCGCAATCAGTCAGCATCGATGCAGCTGGACCAGACGGTCAGCCACGACGCACCATCACCGGCATTGCAGTTCCCTATGGCGTAGAAGCAACGGTCTCGGACGGGACATCGGTCCGCGTACTTGAGGGAGCTCTTCCAGTTGATGGCAAGGCTCCTCGTCTGCTTCTCAATCATTCGACCGATATGGCGATCGGCATTGTCACGGCACGCCAGTCCACGCCAGAAGGAATGCTCTTCACTGCCAAGATCAGCGACACCCAGATGGGAACCGAAGCACTTACGCTCATGAAAGACGGAGTTCTTGATTCAGTGTCAATCGGAATTACCCCGACACAGTTCAGCTACGACGAAGCCGGCACGATGGAGATCCGCGCTGCTATTTGGAGCGAGCTGTCGGTCGTCGCCATCCCAGCATTCGCAGGAGCTCAGATCACAGATATCGCTGCGAGTATCCACCAACCAGATCCCGAAATAAGCAATACTCAAGAAGTAGTCCAAGAACAGGAGCAAGAAATGTCAGAAGCAACCGAAGTACAAGCACCAGTCGAGGCATCAATCCCGACCCCAATGTTCGCATCAGCAAAGCGTGAGCCACGCTTGCCAAGTGCAGCAGAGTTTGTTGCAGCGATGCACAAGGGCGGAGAAATTGCAGCCAACGCGAACCGCGTATGGAACGATTACCGCGCCTATCACAAGTCAGACATCGAAGCAGCAGCTGGAGACAATGTGCTCTCGAACGATGCTGGTATCGTGCCGGTTCCAATTTTGGGTCCAGTGTTTCAGGACATCAACTACATCGCTCCAGTGTTGAATGCACTCGGCACACGCGCAATGCCAAACGGCAACGCAGGTGCAACTTTCATTCGCCCAACTTGGACGACTCACCCATCAGTCGCACAGCAATCAACTGAACTCACTGCAGTATCAGCAACGACTGCCGTGATTGCGTCGAACACGGTTAGCAAAGTGACATTTGCTGGTAGTGCCCAGCTCAGTTACCAAGTAATCGACTTCACAGATCCGAACGCAATGCAGATCATCATCCAAGATCTCGCTGGTCAGTACCTCACCGCAATTGACAACTACGCTGCAGACAACTTGCTTGCAGCTGCATCGTCCGATGGCGTGTGGGACTTGTCAGTGACTGACTTGATGAAGTCAATCTATGACGCAGCAACCACGATCTCGGCAGCAACCAACTACTTGCCGACACACATCTTCGTGGATCCTGCAACTTGGGCTCTCATGGGTCAGCTCGTAGACACCACCAATCGCCCAATCTTCCCAGCGATCGGCGCACCGGGATTGAACGGTCAGAACTCACTTGGCGCAGGCTCGGCAACTTCATGGTCAGGCATGAACCCACTCGGTCTTGAGATCGTTGTGGACAACAAGTTCGCAGCCAAGACCATGATCATCATGAACAAGAATGCGTTTGAGGTATATCGCCAAGATCGCGGATTGCTCAGTGTGGAAGTACCTTCAACCTTGGGTCGCCAGATGAGCGTGTTCGGCTATGCAGCAACATTCGCTGCAAACTCGAGCATGATCCGCAAGATCACACAGGCTTAGTCGAGAGCGGAGCTTCCGCTCATGGCAACCTACAGCGTTACCTTCAAGTATCTACTGGATAACTACGCCGTACTGCAACTCCTCACACCGAGCGAGATTGCAGTCGGCGAGTCCATCACAGTCACATCAGTTGATGCAACATTCAACGGCACATACACCGTCTATGCGCTTCCAGAGTTTGAGTACCTTGGCATCGACAGCGAAGGCGATCTGCTTTACGACTTCAATGTCCCGATCCAAAATCAGGTCCTCTACGCCAAGACCGCAAGCGATGTCTCGCGTGTAGCTGCGACCGGCACGGTCACATACACACAAACCTGCACATGGATCACTCAACAGAATGTTCTTGACTGGCTCGGCATCTCCGTTGCTACGGCTGGCGATCAGGCTTTTGTGACAACTTGTGCAGCTGCATCGAATGCCTTCTGCAGTAGGCGCAGAGCCGAGGCAGGGTACACCGGTGACTCGCTTAGTTCGGTTCCGTCGCAAGATGTGTATCTGGGCACGGTTATGTATGCCGGCATGCTTTACAAATCTCGAGGGACCGTGGATGTGTTCAGCTCATATCAGGACATGGGTCAGACACCAGTCGTCGGAATGAACGGACAAATCAAACAACTCCTCGGAATTGATCGCCCAGCCTGCGCATGACCGTCTCCAACTACACCGATCTCTTCAACAATGCGATGAGCGCGTTGGCGACGAAACTAGCTACGGCAACATCCTTGCCAATTGTGACCGATCCGAGAAACTTGCGTCCGCCGTGCGTCTTCATCTCGGCTCCATCGTTCACGATGTGGAACTACAACATTGCCAAGATGACATTCCCCGTCCAGATCATCTCAATGGGTCCGGGCAACTCAGACGCATTGGGTAACATTCTCAACATGGCTGCATCTGTAATGACCGCGAATGTCGGAGCAACATCAGGATCCCCGACCAGCGTTGATGTCGGTGGCGTAGTACTCCCGGCATACGAAATGATGATCGAAGTACAGGCTCAGACCGCATGAGCTTCTTGATTGCGTCTGAGCGTCTAGGCAAGATCGGTGATCCGTACACGCCCAAAGATGGCATCAACATTGATGCGCTGCTTGCTAGTGGCTTTATTGTGCGCGCCGAAGTATCAACCACAGAAGAAGAAAAACCTGCTAAAACTAAACCTAAGAAAGCATCCAAGGAGTAATCATGGCAACCAGCACCTATCTCTCGTCACCAGTAGTCACCGTCAATGCAGTGGATCTCAGCGATCAGTGCACCGGCGCGACTGTGAACATCAACTACGACCAGCTTGAAGCAACCGCTTTCGGCGACACATCACGCAAGTATGTGTCAGGTCTTGGATCACACTCAGTCACACTCGACTTCTACGCAAGCTTTGCAGCGACCGAAACTTGGGCAACGCTCAAGAGTTTGGTTGGTACTTCTACGACTGTGATCGTAAAGCCAACCAGCGCAGCCGATTCAGCAACAAACCCGGGCTTGACTTTCACTGGAACATTCTTGGCAGCTTTGCCAATTGTGAACAGTCTTGGTGCTTTGGGAACTATCAGCGTCACATTCAATGGTGGCGTTTATACATCTGACGAAAGCTAATAACTGACCGCGCACCGGTCCGACACGAAAGCGAGAAGAAATGAAGCTGCACCTAAAGGTGACAGAAGCAGGCAAAGACCCATACGAAGTGACGACAAACCTTGTCACATTGGTTGCATGGGAACGAAGGTTCAAGCGTAAAGCGTCAGACATGGCGAACGGTATCGGTGTCGAGGATCTCGCGTTCTTAGCGTGGGAAGCATCCAAGCAAGCCAAGATCGTTGTGCCGGGAGAGTTTGACAAGTTCATTGCAAAGCTCGATGCCGTTGAGGTGGTTGCTGAGGAAATTGAAAACCCTATCCTCGCGGAACTCACCGAAGGCTCCTAGCAGAATTGCTAGTTGCTCTTTCGTGGGCTCCGCGCTTTTACGAGGAAGAGTTTGACACTGCCGACCTGCTCACTGTCACTACTGTGTTAGAGGAAAGAAACAGGAAGTGATGACATGGCGAGAACAGGCTTAGAGGTTTATGGGATCAAAGAGACCCTCAAACAACTAAACAAACTCGCCCCAGATCTTCGTCGCGAAATTACGCGCGACTACAAGCGCATCACTCTGCCGATGGTCCAAGCTGCACGAACTGCCGTGCCCGGCGAGCCACCACTGTCTGGCATGTATCGCAAGTGGCGACGCGGTGGACCGTGGTATGGATCTAAAGTGGATCAGAAGATCAATGTCAAAATTGACACTCGACGCGCACGCAAAAAGAACCTAGAAAAAGGCGCACAGTACGAGACTCTCGGTGCGTTCGTATTTCAGTCAAACGAAACATGGGGACAGATCTTCGACATGGCTGGACGAAACCAAGCCAAAGATGGAACAGTTCAGAAGCGTGTTTATGGTGGCAAGGAATACCGATACACATGGAATAACACGCTGATCCAGAACTTGAACATCAACTGGGGTCGCGCGTCGCGCTACATGTATCCAACCGCTGAGAGCTATGAGTCAATTCTCGAGCACGAGATCCAAGGTCTTGTCTGGAAAACTGAGCGACTACTCGCAGAAGCAATCGCAAGAAGTGAGGGCAACTAATGGCTATTCGCATCCCCATCATCACCGACTTCCAAGGTGACGGACTCAAAAAAACTTTTGAGGAGTTCAAGAAACTTGAGACCAATTCACAGCGCGCGTCCTTCGCACTAAAGAAAGCATTCATCCCGGCAACGGCAGCGCTCGCAGGATTGACCGCTGGACTTGCCATGAGCGCAAAGGCAGCTGCCGAAGATCAAGCTGCACAGGTCCAACTTGCGCGCCAGCTCCAAGCAACGACCGGAGCAACCGACAAGCAGATCCAAGCCAATGAGGATTTCATCAGCACAATTTCTCGTAGCGCAGCGGTCGCCGATGATGAGCTTCGTCCGGCACTTGCCAGCCTTGTCCGTGGTACTGGCGATCTGGCATCCGCACAGGACGCGCTCAAGACCGTCCTCGATGTAAGCGCAGCGACCGGCAAGGGAGTCCAAGAAGTAGCAGATGCTGTGTCCAAGGCTTATGCCGGCAACACAAAAGCAATCAAGCAACTCTCACCAGAGCTCTACCAGCTCATCAAAGACGGTGCATCCGTTGATGAAGTAATGCAGTCACTTGCTTCAACATTCGGTGGCGCTGCATCAACCGCTGCGAACACAGCGCAGGGCAAGTTCAAGAACCTCACTATCCAGCTGGGAGAAGCCAAAGAAGCAATCGGAACCGCGCTTCTTCCAGTCGTAGAGATCATGGTCGGCGCGTTCACCAACTTTGCTGTCTGGGCGCAAAAGAACGCTGGAGTGATCCTTGGCATTGCGACTGCTATCGGAGCAATCGCTGCAGCAATCGTCGGAACCAACATCGCGCTCGCAGCATGGAAGACCGTCAGCGTCATCACCATCGGAATCAACTATGCGCTCGCTGCATCATTCACAGCTGTCCAAGTTGCTACCGGTATCGGCATTGCAGTAGTGGTTGCTGGCATCGCAGCTTTCGCTTTGTACAAGCGTCAGATGAATGGGCTCAAGGATGATCTTGGTGGTGTTGCTACTCAGCAAGGGCTGACGAATCAGCAGATGCAACGCATGTCGGACGCTGGGAAGTTGGCAACCGAAAGCGTGACAGGGCTCAAGGATGCTTCGAGTGGCGCTGGTGGCGCGGTGGACAAGATGGCAGAGAAGATAAAGAAGGCGCGCGAAGAGCTGAACGATCAATTCACTACAGCTCTTGACAATGCCAAGGGCAAGCTCGAGGAAGCGAAGAAGGCTTACGACGATTTCAAGGGCACGGTCGCCGAGTCGGTCACTGGTGAGTTCTCAATCTCTGGTGCAGCGGACGCTGCCAAAGAAGCCGGAACCACGATCCTCGCTCAGCTGACCCAGCAGGCAACAGGCGCGCAAGCGTTCTCCAAAAAGGTTGAGCAACTGCTCACCATGGGATTGTCTGAGGACGCGCTCAGAGCCGTTCTAGAGGCTGGTCAAGAGGCTGGTGGCGCGATCGCCAACGAACTGATTTTGGGTGGCTCAGAAGCGATTACAGGACCCACAGGAATCAACCAGCTGGTCAGTGACCTCAACTATGTGGCAGATGCTTTGGGCACTTTGGCTGCAGACAAGTTCTATCAAGCTGGAGTCACACAAGGCGAGCAGTATCTTGCCGGCGTACAGTCAGCGATCCAAGCTGCAGAGATGCTTCTCAAGAACCCGAATCTCAAGCTTGCTGATGTCAAGGGCATTGGAGCCAAGTTTGCAAGCACGGTCACAGGCATTGACACAGGAGCTCCAGCATCACCAACATCGGCTCCGGGTGGCGCTGCAGCTGCGCGCGGTGGGAACAATTACACAGTCAATGTGAACGGCGGAGTCATGACCAACGCGCAGACAGGCAAGGTCGTAATCGATGCAGTCAAGAGCTTCAACCGTGCATCCGGTCCAGCAGACATCTCGGTCCGTCCGATTAGCGGTCGCTACTAATGCCAGCATCCGTCATTCAGTCTGGTGAGTATCTACTTGAGATTGATACAGGTTGGGATAGTTCAAGCTTTCAACTTGACTCATCAGTGAAGGGCGTGCTCGACAATACGACCTACAAGCTCGGACCAACGACAGAGTTTGCTGATGTGACCGACGGTGTTCTTGATGTGTCCATCACTCGAGGACGACGCGACATCGGAGATCAATTCGTTCCCGGCATCATGAACTTCACACTCAACGACCAGCTCGCGGACGGGGCGTTCAATCCGTTCAACACGGATGCACCGACCTATGACCCATTGAATAATGAGCCCGGCATTGCACCAATGCGTCGAGTCCGCTTCTACCGATACAACTCGCTAAGCGTCGCTGAGTCACTCTTCCAAGGCTTTATCGTTTCATACGATTACCAGTTCAATCTGGACGGCAACGATCTTGTAAGCATCCAAGCGATAGACGACCAGTATCTTCTTTCGCAAGCGTTCTTAGATGAGTGGAATGTGGACGAAGAGATCGCATCTACTCGAGTGACGAAACTTCTCGCACTCTCAGAAGTAAACGCTTTTCAAGGTGTCGGTGAGCAATCAATAGAAACATCAGGCGTGACGCTCGGTGGCGCTTCGGCGTACACAGTTCCATCGGGATCTAACGCTCAGGGCTATCTCAATGACATCATGGCTGCAGAGCAGGGACGCGCGTTCGTGAACAGATCGGGTGTCTTCACCTTCCAAAAAAGGCTGGGAGCCACACTTGCCGGCGCTTCTGTGGATTTTGGTGACAACGACCCAAGCCACTGTCCCTACGATTCTGTGTCCATCAATTTCGGCGCGGACAAAGTGATCAACCGCGCAAGCGTTACCCATGCCGGCGCGACTGGACCAGAGACCGTTGATGATCTGGCAAGCCAATCCAAGTACTTCATCCAAGCTGTCGCCTACACCCAAAGCCTTGTCCACAACGACACTGCAGCACTTGCGCTGGCTAATTATCTGATCCAAGGCGAACCGACCGCCACGCTCACCAGCGTGAACACAGGCTTTCAGATGCTGTCTACAGCTGAGCGCGATTCGGTAGCAATCCTTGAAATTGGCGACACAATCAGCGTTGAAAAAACCATAACGACCACATCAACGACGACCAGCGTCATCGCGCAAGAGTCCTTTGTAGAAGGCATTGAGCATCGGATCTCATATAGTCAGCCACATCAAGTCACGATCTACACATCACCGACCACGGTCTATCAGCTCTTTGTTCTTGACAGTTCCACACTCGACACCATTTACGCACTAAGTTAGGAAGCACTATGGCAACACCATTCCCATTCGTTTCTGGAGCTGTCCTCACGGCAGCACAGATGAACGCAATCACCGAACTGCCGATCAACGCAAAAACCGCTAGCCACACACTTGTCGCAGCTGACGCTGGCGCTCGAGTTCAGATGACGAACGCTGGAGCAACCACTATCACGGTGAACGCGTCAGTATTCACAGCTGGGCAATCGGTCTACATCTACAACATGGGCGCTGGCACATGCACAATCACAGCCGGCACAGCAACAGTCACTACATCGGGATCCTTAGCATTGGCACAATATGGGGGTGGCACGCTTCTTTTCACTAGTGCTAGTGCTGCTACTTTTTTTAGCGGTGCGTCACCAGAACTTATAGTTGATTATTTGGTTCTTGGTGGCGGTGGCGGTGGTGCATACAACATTGGCGGTGGCGGTGGTGCAGGTGGTCTTTTGTCCAGCGTTGCTTCGTCAGGTGGTGGCAGTAATTTAGCTTTCGCTGCTAAAGCAGTCAAAGGAACTAACTATTCGGTAACAGTTGGTGCAGGTGGAGCAGGTAGTTCGACTATCGCAGTTGGTGCTAACGGCAGTTTTTCAAGTTTTGGAACAATCGTTGCGACTGGTGGCGGTGGCGGTGGAGCAGGTTCAGGTACTACTTCTGGCAGTGGTGGAAGCTCAGGCGGAAACAGAGGCACTGACCCAAGAGGAACTGCGACTACTAATCAAGGTTTCGTAGGTGCAGGTGGTTTGAGTGCAAATGTCGGCGGTGGTGGTGGCGGCGCTGGCGCTGCTGGCGTTTCAGGTAGCGCTGGCAACAGCGGCGGTGACGGCGGCGCAGGCGTAAGCAATTCAATTTCGGGATCAAGCGTTCAATATGGCGGTGGCGGTGGCGGTTCACCATTTACAGGTGGCACAACTATTGGCACTGGTGGTGTAGGCGGCGGCGGCAATTCAGGTCCTATTGCTGGCGGTGCTGGTAATTCCGGTACTGCAAATCGCGGCGGTGGCGGTGGTGGTAATCACTCTTCAGGTAGTGCTGGAAATGGTGGTTCAGGTGTTGTCATTTTGTCATTTCCTACAGCTGCAGGCACAATAACAATCGGCGCAGGATTGACAGGTTCAACGACAACTAGTGGCAACAAAACTATCGCAACGATTACTGCTGGCACAGGGAATGTGAGTTGGGCATAATGGCTACTTATTGGGCAGAACTTGACGCAGAAAATATCGTTCAACAAGTGATTACAGGCGTTGATGATGCGACTATTGAAGGCATACCGACAGGCGATTGGTACACAAATTTTGTTGGCGCGCCATGCGTACAAACTTGGATTGACCGCGACGACAAAACCTATGCAGGTATTGGTTATACCTACGACTATGAAACGGAAGATTTTATTGCACCAGCACCACCAGCACCACCGATTGACTGATGCGCTGGCGTTACCTTGTTGGCTACGGCATGCTCATTGCAGTCGTCTTGTGGGGATGCTCTGGGTGTTCTGACCGGACTCGAATGAACTGCATTCGCACCAAGAACAAAGCAGTCACACTCACAACAGAAATAGCAGTCGGCGGTGGTCGCTGTGGCTAGATACACCAACGACGAAATCAAAGCACGACTTATCCTCGTCGTCGGCATCGGTCTGACATGCGCGTTCGTCGGCTCAATCTTTACCCTTCTCTACGGTCTGCTCTTCGTAACCCAGCCACTCGAACAAGCACCAAACGACGCAGAAGCATTCTCAGTATTGAACCCAATGCTCATGACACTCTCTGGCGGTCTAATAGGATTACTTGCATCAAACGGACTCAAGAACAAACCAAAGGACGGACACGATGAAAGCTAAAGACAAAGCCTTATTTGCCTCATACGGTCGCTCAGTCATTGCAGCGGTCATTGCGGTGTACTCAACCGGTAGCGCCGACCCAGCCGACTTCGTGAAAGCAGCCTTCGCTGCACTTGTTCCAGTACTGATCCGTTATGTGAACCCTAAAGATCTGAGCTTTGGTCGTGGCAGTAGCCAAAGCTAAAGCCGGTATCCCTAACGCAAGGGACTACATCGGCAACGCCGACGGAGCATCACCAGCTCCTCGAGCCGGCATGAACGAATGGATCAAGCAAGCCATCGCTGCATCAAATGGAGCGCTTTGGAACAACGGTTCATGGGGTCAGCGCGACATGCGCGGAAAGCCCGGATCGCTCTCAGTGCATGCAACGGGGAGAGCTGTAGATCTTTCGTATCGCAAGAGCGAAAAGAACCCAAAAGCAGGACGCAAAGAAGCGCTCATCTTCATTGACAAGCTTGTCGCGAACGCGAATGATCTCGGTCTTCAGTGCATCCTTGACTATGTAGGTCCGAATGGAAGAGCGTGGAGATGTGACCGTTATGCGTGGAAGGTTTATGACAAGCCAACACTTCATGGCGTGCCGGGCGATTGGTTCCATATTGAGATCACACCACAAGCTGCAGACTCAGTGATCTGGGTGAAAGCAGCGTTTCTAAAGGTCTTCGGGGAAATCCCACCTAAAGCTTGACCCATGCCCTAAGGTCGAATTACCGACGGAAGGCAAGTGACTATGAGTGAACCACAGTTCTTTGATTACAGCGTCTATGTAGGCGTGATGGATAACGGACAAGAGATCCTCGTGCAGATCTTCACAGAGCCCGAAACGGGAAAATACTTACTAGGACAAATTGCATTCAGATCGCACGCTTCGTCTTGGGGCGTGCCCATACCACTGGAGAAAAAATGAACTACCTTGCAGAGAAATTGATTGGGCTAGTGCTTTGCACAGTCTTTGGCATTACGGCTCTCACAGGGGCTCCTAGCGCGTCTAAAGAGCCTTCTGGGACTATCGCCCTAGCGCCGATCAGCGTCCAGCCATACCTAATTGAGCCGACCACGACCACCAGCTCCACGATCTACATCGATCCCTACTCAACCGCATGTGAGCAGTTCTCAGCTCTTGCGATCAACCTCGGCTGGGATCCGGAACAGCGAACCGTGCTCGAGTCGATCATGGCTCGCGAAAGCGGATGCCGACCTAACGCACACAACAAAACACTGAATCGCGACAAGTCACAAGACTACGGCTTGCTGCAGATCAACGACCGATCATGGACAAAATGGCTACAGCGTCAAGGCATCATCAACAAGACATCAGATCTGCTACACGCTCAGACTAACTTGCTCGCTGGATTAGCGATTTACAACTACGGCATGGAGCGCTACGGCTTCGGCTGGGGACCATGGAGCGTGAAGTGAGCGAAGGTGTGGCATTCAATCAAGGTGAACTTACAGAAGAGACTCGAAAGATGGTGCTTCAAGCAAGCGCATCAGCATCACACACAATGGCGATCTTCAATCTTATGGATGACATTCTTGCGGTCAGTCAAAACCCTCACGCATCAATCATTCGTCGTCTGCGCGCAATGAAGAACCAACTCTCGCTGAATGAACCGATGCCACTTCACGATGTGACTACACTCGACTTAGCAATCAAAGCGCTAGAGGCGCACTCATAGAAAAGGCATCCGACATGTCCGACCATCAGCCAGAACTATTCCAAATCACCACAGGATTGGGTGGCACTAAATATGTGCCCACTGTCAATCGCAATGTCGTGATCACAGCAAAGAAAGCGCATCCAACATCAATCAGCGCTGCGAAGAACGCATTCCCACGATCAGGCTCAAAGCGTCAAAAGATCTACAACGCGATCAAGCTCTTCGGTGGTCTCACAGATGAAGAAATTGAGCGCACACTTGAGATGTCCGGCAACACTGTCCGTCCTTCGCGTGTCACACTTGTGCGCGATGCTCTAGTCATGGACTCGGGCCGAACACGCAAGACTATCTCGGGCAATGATGCGATCGTCTGGGTGGCTTGCTGATGGGATTCGATCTAAGCAACTACGAGACAGTTGAGCAGCGTCTTGTGCGCTTTTGGGAAGCATTCCCCGATGGTCGTATTGAAACCTGCATGATGAACTATGACGGAGACTCTTGCATCTTCCGCGCTGAGCTATATCGCCATGCTGATGATGCCAAGCCGATGTCAGTCGGATACGCACATGAGCAACGATCTGATCGTGGGGTCAATATGACCAGCTGGTGCGAAAACGGAGAGACGAGCGCAATTGGACGCGCAATTTCAAATAGCCCAATACAGTCTCAAGGGAATGGTCCAAGACCTTCTCGCCAAGAGATGGAAAAGGTAGCTCGGCTGGGGGGCAACCTAGCGCCCACCACTGATCGCCCAGCCGGGCAACCATCCACTCAAGAACACATCCCTCGAGGAGCGTTCGCTACACCAAAACAGATCGGCTACATCAAGAAGCTTGCAAAAGACGAAGGGCTAGATGATCTTCGCTTGCTTGAGTTGATCCATCGTGAACTCAACGATGACAGCGCGGTTCTTGAACTACTCAAATCACATGAAGCATCCAAGATCATTGAGGTGTTGAAATGAGCACTACAAACATTCAAGAAATCAAACAGCAGATCTTTGACATGATCGTCCAGTTGAAAAACTTGTCAGCCAAATGCGAACTACTTGCAGAAGGTCACATTGGCGAAACAAAGAAACAAGCTTTCAAGTGCATTACATGTCATGACACAAAGCAGCGTCACATTGAGGGATCAGGCTGGGTTGATGCACCATGTCTAAGTTGCTCATGAAGCTCAACAAAGACATGAGCGAAGCAGAGCTCAAAGAGATTGTCATCAGTGTCGCGAAGCGTTACGGCTGGCTGATCCATCATGATCTGCCGGCACAGAACTCTCGAGGACGCTGGCTCACCAATGTCCAAGGCGACGCTGGCTTCCCAGATCTGATATTGCTGCATCCTGTGTCTGGCAAGTTGCTCGCTGTAGAGCTCAAAGCCGAGAAGGGCAAGCTCTCACCACTACAGAAACGCTGGCTCATGGCATTCGATGCTGGCTCGCACTTCAATAGCGTCTGGAAGCCCTCTGACATGGAGTACATTCTCTACACTCTGAGCAACTTCCAGCTCTAAACAATCGGCTAGTCGCATGACCTACACCGTCGCAAGGTGATCGGGTAACACACGGAAAGCGTGGGTAGATCGGTGCGCCCTCAATCATGCAAGACGAAGTGAGCGAGGCAAAGCACCGGGGCGAGTCGTGAACATAATCGACTGATGAGTGCAAAGGGAACTGGGATGGGCAATCCAGTGGGTGGAGCATTCATCCCTGTATGTCTTCTCGGTTCGCATAACATACACACAAACAAACAAAGCAACAGACACGGACACACACACATGAGACCGACATCACTGACAAGGGCAAGCCACGCAGTGGCGCGCCAGCACAAGCGAAGCGCGTGAGCCATGCCAAGAGAACGCACAACCAATAACAAAGAATACGCAACCAATCGTGCAGCACTACTCAAAGGGCAACCGATGTGTCATTGGTGTCATCGCAAGGTTGCAGATACCGCTGATCACTTAGTCGAGGTTGATCGCGGTGGTGACCACAGCCTGAGCAATCTTGTGCCTGCATGCCGTGAATGCAATAGCAGGCGCGGGACCCAGTACAAATCGGCGCGCGACCGCCAACGAATCCACGACCGAGCCGAAGCAACACGAACCATCGCACAACGCGAACCGATTCTTTACACAGACACTCCC